GGATGTTTGCTTCGAAGGAGAGTCAGGGATCCTGAACGTGATCCCACATGAAATTATAGCTCCTAATGGTTATAAAAGCTCCCTTGGGGAACTAAACTTAATTAATGGTTCTTTAATTAAAGGCATCCCAGCATCTGAACCTGGACGTTTCCGTGGTCCCCAATTTCATCATGGCTGGTTAGACGAATTGGCGGCTTGGGAATACCTCGATGAAAGTTGGGACATGATTCAGTTCGGTTTGCGACTTGGTGTTAAGCCTACTTTAATAGCTACCACTACGCCTAAGCCAAAAGAATTAATTATGAATTTACTAGAGCGGGATGGAGATGACGTAGCTTATGTTACGGCAACAACCTATGACAATATCCATAACCTTGCCCCAACCTTTCAAAAGCAAATATTGCAGTATGAAGGCACAACACAAGGTAGGCAAGAAATTTATGCTGAGGTATTAAATCCAGAAGAAGCGGGTTTAATGAAACGCAGTTGGTTTAAGATTTATGATGCTGACAAACCTTTCCCAGAATTTAGCTATGTAGTTCAAAGTTATGACGTAGCAACTTCAGATAAGACTATAAACGACCCTACTGCTTGTGTAGTGCTTGGCGTCTTTCGGCCAAGTCCGGATTCGGGAAATAGGGTGATGCTTATAGATTGCTGGAGCGAGCATATGCTTTATCCCGATCTCCGCAGTAAGGTTCAGGAAGAGGCTAAAGAAGTCTATGGTGATCCAGACCAATTTGGTAACGGCAAAAAGGTAGATTTAATATTGATTGAAGATAAGTCTAGCGGCATTGCATTAATTCAAGACTTGAAACAAACTTGGTTACCAATCCGTTCTTATAACCCAGGCAGGGCGGACAAAGCTACCCGACTAAATATTGTGGCCCCTATGGTTGAACGTGGATTGGTCTATCTTCCTGAAAGCTTAGAACGACGGGGGTATCCGCGAACTTGGATTGATCCTTTCCTTAGAGAGCTATGCGCTTTCCCTGAAGCTAAACATGATGACTTTGTAGATGCGTTTAGTCAAGCGCTAAGGTTCTTAAGAGACTCAGACATTATTAGGCTAGACCACTTTGTTGATAACTCTGATATGTATGTTGATGACACTAAGCCAAAAAGAGTAAATCCATATTCTCAATAAAGTTACAAAAGCCGCGAAAAGCATGATATGATCTTTTACAAATTAACTTGGGTTTAGGCTATGACGATTCTTTATGACCAAGAAGGCAATGTTATAGGAGACGATGGGACACCGGATTCCCAATCCCCAAGTCTTGCTGAAATGAAAGCCGCTTTACAATATAAAGGCCAAATGCCATCTAACCCAAACGGTTCAGATGTGCCATTAGTTATTAATTCCCCCGAATACAAAGCAGCTTTACAGAAAGCTCAAAATTTAAGCTCCAGTTGGGAAGACAATAGTCAATTACCTACTAAAGGCAACTATGGCCCAATGGATCTTATTAAAGCTGGTATGCAGAATATGCCAGATGCTGGAATAGGTTCAGCTGCAGCTACAATGCTATCTGGTATGGTTGGTCAAACTGCAGGCGTCCCAGTAGGTATTGCACAGTCCATTATTAATGGTACTTACGGTACACAAGAAGGTGTTAACCAAGCACAAAATACTGCTGGACAAGTAGCTAATGCTTTAACTATTGCTCCTACATCCCAAGGACAAAGTGTTATTGATGCAGGGAATGAATTAGTAGGTAAGATTACCGGTTCGTCAATGCCTATTGTGTCACCTGGCATGGTACATGAACCATTTAAACTTGATCCTAATGCAGGACGCGTACTTGGTGCTCAAGCTAAAATGTATAGCAATGAGCTTAAAGATTTACATACCGACTTTGCTAATGCTCAGTCTGGCGTTAAGAAAATGAATGCAGTAGGTGACTACACTATTGGTACTCGATTGCAAGAAGCTGCTGATGATATTGCAGATTTTGCTGCTAGGCGTAAAGCGCAAGGAAAATCGCCTATTCCGGGTGTTCCGCAAGCATCAGTAGAAGTATTTGGTCCACAGCAAATGAATGCTGTACGTAACACTGGTCAGTGGATGCCGGTTAAAGCAGAAGATATTCCTGATGGTGCTAAAACTCATGAAATGAATGAGGAGCCTAAACTCAATAGCATAGTTAGGGCAACAAAATCTATTCCGGAAGATTATCGCCCAATAGACGTACTTTCGGAATACGTTCGACATTATATTGAACCAAATGAAAATAATGCTGGTCATGAAGCCATTTCTGATGCTTGGCGTAACTTTTTAAAAGAAAAGAAAAGGGAAATGTATCCCGATGCTCCATCTGAAAGTGCAGTAGAACAAGCATTTGATTCAAGAGGTAATGGACAACAAAAAGCTCCTTTAATAATACAATGGATAGATGAGTTTGCTAAAAACCCTAAAGTAAAAGAACTTGCCCGTGTTACTAGACTTAAACCTTTACCAGATATTGAAGAGTTTGAAAAAAGAAGGCAGACAGCAAATAATTGGTCCGATAAAGCATTTGTTAAACACATTACTCGTAATGTTGGTACTGCAGATGATCCATTTATTAATTTATCTAAATCAGGTATTACTTTTAAACCCGCTCAAAGAATTATAGAAGAAGGCGGACAACCTAATGCTACTTATTGGCCAGACGATGCATTACAACAACTTAGAGTTGCTAATGGTAAGCATCCTTTTGGAGAAACTTATCCAGTTTTAGAAGCTAAAAAAGCTGATGTAGATAGACTTACCCAAGAATTAGAAGATATGAAAAATCATAGAACTAATTTAGGGCAACAACTTTATGCAGAAAATCCTGATCGTGATCCTGCAGATAATCCAGAATATGCAGCAACTAGTGGCAGGATTCGAGCTAAGTCTAATGAATTGGATCAGCACAAAGAGCAATACGAAAATTTAAGATTAGCTAATGCTTACGAAAATATTAATGATAGTGCTATTAAACCTATAACTGTCCAAGAGTTTTTAAATCAAACTCCTTACAGAAGTCATCAATTTTTCCCCCAATTAAAAGATACGTTTAATCCCCCCCTTGTAAAAGCTGGGGAATATAAAGTGCCCCGTACAGACACTATGTATAATGTAATGCGTAATGCTATGAATGCTTTAGGATTAATAGATGCAGGAAAAGCTTTTCATAGAGCTATTATGTTTGGGGATATTCCTGTTGACCAAGTACCAAATACTTCTTTTCCTAAATTTGTAACCGATGTATATAACAAACGATTAGAAAAAGAACGTGCTGAAAAATTAGAACAAGTAGCTAAATTAAAAGTTTTTAATACTTATGCTAAAGACTTAGCTGAAGAACCTAATATTCCTAAAATTGGAAATACAGCAGTATTTGAGTTTAAACGCGGTATGCCTATAGATGATATTCGTAGGGGTTTAGCTATGGATACTGAAGTTCTTGATCACTGTGTTGGTTCAGGAGGTAGTGGCGGTGAAACTAAACACTTTCTAACAGGACATAATAGAACTCATGTACCAGTAGTTGATCCAGTAACTGGTGAAGTGCCACAATTATCTAGCGGTCGTATTGGTCCAGGATACGACGATGATATCCATCGTGGATCTAAACAAATAACAAGCCTTAGAGATAAAGAAACAGGTTATCCTTACGGAACAATAGAATTTATTAACGAAGGACGTGCTAATGCTGCTAGTCCTAGATTTAGACTTGGATATGTATCGGGATATAAAAATCATAATAATGCTTTTAATGGTATTGATCCTAAATACAGAAAAGATGTACAAGATTATGTAAATTCTAGAGCTAATGAAATTGAAAGTCCTGGAAGTAATTTAGCTTATGCTATAGGTATTTTTGATAGAACTAGGGATAATTTATTAAGCGAAGCTTTTTCCCAAGCGGGAATAATTCCTGCTGATAAACGTGCTATGGAATCAGTAATAAGAGATTTACCACGGTTTATTACTGTAGAAGATATACAAGCAATTAAGAACGGTACTTACAGACCTAGTGGTTCTGCTATTACACAAGGTGCGCCAAAAGCTCAAACATTTGCCCAGCGTCATGAAGCATTATCTAATGAAATGACTGAGCTACAAGAGCAGCATAATCAATTAGTAGTTGATGATCCAACAGATCATGAAGGTCAAGAAGCTTTACAGCATGAACTTAATGACAGAATTAGAGCTTTTGAAAGACATCAACAAGAACTAGATCTTCCAAGTACTATGGGAAGAGCAATGCAACGTGAAGAGCAACGATTAAGTCCAGAAAGTTATCAACAATATGAACATATATTAGATAGTATTAACGATAACTTTGATTTAGAAGCTGAACCAGTACAATATATTGATCGTTTGTATGCTCATGCTAATCAATCTGGTGCAAATCCACTTGCAGAAGCTTTCCGTTCTACAGCAGATGCTTTATCCGAACGTATAAATGCAGATGTACCGTCAACTGATGTTCGTCCAACTGCCCCAACTCCAGCTGCTCCATCTGTAAGACAAGGTTATTTAGATAGAGCTTATAGAGAAGTTAGTCAAAATATTAGAAATAGACATCAAAACCCTGAAATATTACAAGCTATCCAACGAAACGGAAACACACGTCAAAACTTAATTCAAGTTATGGACGATCATCCTGATATGTATGGTTTAAATGCTTACCAACCTGACTTTAGAAATGAACTTATAGAACGTTTTCGTAATGAAGGATTATACGTTCCTACTAATGACCAAACTTTAGGTAGAGGTAGAGCTAATCCTGCTGTTGTTCAAGCTAGATCTCTAGGTGTTGCACCTCCAGAACAACGTGTTGCTAGAGCACCAGAACAACGTGTTGCTAGAGCACCAGGTAGAAATGCTATGTCGGGCGCACCAGAAAGACGTGCTAATTTAGCTTCTGCAACTTCTGGTGCTATTGGTAATGATGAAATAGAAGCAATGAGTCGTAGACAACCTTTACCAGCAATTCAGCATGCTTCAGGAGAAGTACAAAGAGCTTATCAACAATTGATTCAAGGAGTTCAATATCGTTGGCGTACTCCGCAAGAGCATCTTACTGCTTTAAATGAAATAGCTTTCCGTATGCAAAATAGTAGTCCAGAAGTTTATAACCTTAGAAGTTCAGTTGGTTTAAGAAACCTAAAAACTTTAATGAGAAGACATATTCAAGTATTACAAACATATATTGGTCAACCTCAACCGTAAGCGATAAAACATGCCAGAAATGCCAATCCCCCAAGATTACGACCGATTTATCGATCCAGTTACTGGTGAGACAGAGGAAGACGAATCTATTTACGAAATATTTAACGACGATTCAGAAGTAGAAGAATTACCAGATGGTTCTGCAATTGTTCGTATGACTGAATTTAAAGGTCCGGATGAAAATCCTGACTTTTACGAAAACCTTGCAGAAAAAGCAATTGCTTCGTGGGACCTTGATTCTCTTGCAATGAAATATCTCGATCTTATTGAAAAGGATAAACAAGCACGTGAAGACCGAGACAAACAATATGAAGAGGGACTTCGCAGAACAGGACTTGGACATGATGCTCCAGGAGGCGCTCAGTTCATGGGAGCAAGCAAAGTTGTTCACCCCGTTATGGCCGAAGCATGTGTTGACTTCTCTGCAAGAGCAATTAAGGAAATCTTCCCGCCTGATGGACCAGTTCGATCCAAGATCATCGGAGAAGTTACCGAAGAAAAAGTAAAAAGATCTGATGCCAAACGTGATTACATGAATTGGCAACTTACGGAACAAATTCCTGAATTCCGTGACGAAGAAGAACAAATGACTACCCAATTGCCTTTGGGTGGTTCTCAGTATTTAAAAATGTGGTACGACGCAAAACTTAAACGCCCATGTACTGAGTTTGTGTCTATTGACAATATTTATTTACCTTATGCAGCTTCTAATTTTTATACTGCAGGACGTATTACAGAAGTACAAGATATTACGCAAGAAGAATATGACATCCGAGTGCAATCTGGGCTTTATGCCGATTTAGATGTTTATCGTTCCCCAATGGAGCCAGAAGAAAGTAAATCACAAAAAGCAAACGACAAAATTGAAGGTAGATCCCAAAAACATGATAACGTTGATGGTGTTAGAAGGGTATACCATATTTTTACATGGCTTGAATTTGACGAAGATCATTTTAGCAAAGGAGAACGAGTTCCTTATATTTTAATGATTGACGAAAACGAGAGAGCAGTTATCGGTCTTTATCGTAACTGGGAGGACGGTGATGATACCTTCACTAAGTTGGACTGGATTGTTGAATTTAAATTCATACCTTGGCGGGGTGCTTATGCTATTGGTTTGCCTAACCTCATTGGTGGTCTTTCTGCTGCTCTTACTGGCGCATTGCGTGCTTTATTGGATTCTGCACACATTAATACTGCTCCTACCATGCTCAAACTTAAAGGAGCAAAAATTAGCGGACAAACCACAGTCATCGAACCGACCCAAGTTTCTGAGATAGAAGGTGCGCCTGGAGTAGATGATGTTCGTAAAATTGCAATGCCTGTGCCTTTTAACCCACCTAGTCCTGTTTTATTTCAATTATTAGGTTGGTTAACAGAAGCAGCTAAAGGCGTAGTTACTACATCTGAAGAAAAAATTCAAGATGCAAGTAACAATATGCCAGTTGGAACAGCACAAGCTTTAATTGAACAAGGTGCTGCAGTCTATTCTGCAATTCATTCGCGTATGCATGAATCGCAAAAGAAAATATTAATGATTCTTGCTAGGCTTAATCGCTGGTATATGGATGAGTATGCCAAAAATGAAATGGCAAAAGAACTTGATATAAGCAAAGAAGATTTTGAACGCAACACCGATATTATTCCCGTATCTGATCCCCATATATTTGCAGAAAGTCAGCGGTATGCCCAAGTTCAAACCCTTGCTGCTCGTGCTCAGGCTAACCCTGATTTGTATAATCGTTTGGAAGTTGAAAAACGAATTCTTAAACAGATAAAGCTACCCGATATTAATAGTGTATTGCCAGATCCCCATAAAGTTGAAGATATGAACTTTGCACTTGAAAACGTAGCTATGACTTTAGGCAGCCCAGTTGGTGCATATCCAGGACAAGACCATTTATCTCATTTATTTGGCCATATGACTTATGCAGCTGATCCACTTTATGGATCAAATCCAATTATGGCTAAATCTTTTATTCCTGCTTGTTTAGAACATATGAAGCAGCATTTAACAATGTGGTATTTAATGGAAACGGATAAGTATGCAAGTCAAGCATTGAAAAAGCCATTTGATGCTTTACGGGTTCAGCAAATTTCACAACAAGCACAAAAATTACTTGCTGCTTCTATTCAACATGTTCATCTTGATGCTAAAGAACAATTGGCTTCAGATATATTGCCTGCAATACAAAATATGATTCAAACATTGCAAAAAATGCAACAGCAACAACCTACCGATCCAAACGTTATTGCTCAAGTACAAGCATTACAGCAAACTGCTATGGCTGAAACCCAACGTAAAGCTGCATACGATAAAGCAGAACTTACTCTTAAAGCACAAAAACAAAATCAAGATGCTATGGATAAAGAAGCTTCATTGGTTACCCAACAGCAAATTAAAACTGCTGAATTAACTCATGACATTAATAGCATGACAATTGAAAAACAATTTGAAGCAAAACAAGCTGAAGCCGAAAGACAACAGCAAATTCAGCAAGCAAACTTAGAGCATTTACAAGAAATGCAACAAGCCCAGCAGCAAGCACAGCAGCAAGCAATTCAACAACAAGCAACACAACAACCTCAAGAAGGAGAAGAACCAAATGTCTGAGTTAATTAACATGCATAAGCGCATCGCTATGGGCGGTGAGCAAGAAGCAAACCATCTTAAAAAAGGTGGCAAAGTTAAAAAATATGCAAAAGGTGGACAAGTAGTTTATGAAGGATCTGGCTCTGGTCAACCTGAAGAAATTACCCATCAAGAACTGGTAAATAAAATTAAAGCTTATCCGGAAAGCAAAATTCGTAACTTGCCAGCTAAAGGTAGTGTAAAACCTTTAACAAAACCTGAAGTACATTCTATAGCTACAATGAAACGTGGTGGTTCTGCTATGGTTGGTAAACCAATGAAAAAGGCAGCAGGTAGAGGGCGTTAATGGATATTAGCTCCTTTATAACTCTAATTAATCAAAGAAAGCAAGAAATAGCCCAAGCCATAGTAGATGGCAATGCGGTTAATTTTGAAACTTATCAGAGATTAGTTGGACAGTACCAAGGATTGGAAGAATCTTTGAATATTTTAAACAGCTTACTAGAGGAGCAAAATAGAGATGTCGAACATTGACATTGAGCAAACGCTTGCAGAAGCGTTTCCTGTTGTCGACCCACTTATGGCGCCGTACGGTGCTCGTGTTCTTATTCAATTAAGAGCGGTCAAAGAGAAGGTCACATCAGCCGGTATCTACATTCCAGAAGATACAAAGGAAACCGAAAAGTGGAACACAATGATCGGTAAAGTCATTGCACTAGGCCCTTTGGCGTTTAAAAATCGTGAAACTATGCAACCATGGGCAGAAGGTGTTTGGGCTGCTGTTGGCGATTTTGTGCGTGTTCCTAAATGGGGTGGAGATAGATGGGAAATTGATTTTAACGATGACAAAGGTACACAAGGAAGAGCATTATTTACTTTCTTTAATGACCATGAACTCATTGGTAAAGTCACCGGCGATCCACGTGAAATTAAAGCATTCATCTAAGTTTTGAAAGGAAAACTGTTATGAATTCAACTGAAAAAGCAGATATGCAAATAGAAGAATCCCAAGACGGGGGAGCAATTGTTGCTTTACCGGAAGGAGAAATTAGTCCTCAACATGAAGAACCTGCAGTTAATGAGCAAGTTATTGAGCCTGAAGAAGGTTATGAAGAGCAAGAAATAGAGCAAGAAGCTAAAAATGACGATGAAACTGATGAAAGTGTGGAAGAACTCCGCAAAGTACGTCGGGAACAACGTAAAATTAAGCGAAAACTGCATCAAGGCAAGGCAAAAGAGTCAATTCATTTAATTTCTGCCCTTAAAAAGCAAAACCAAGAGCTTTCCGAGCGCTTAGCTGCGGTGGAAAAGAAAACTTCTGGCGCAGAATTAGCCAGAATTGATAAAGCAATTGAAGATTCTAGCGTTCAAGTTGAATATGCTAAAATGCAAATGCGTGATGCGGTTAAAATGTCTGATGGAGATGGAGTTGCTAAAGCAGAAGAAATGCTTTATGAAGCTCGTCGTAAGTTAGAATCGCTTCAAAGCATTAAACAAAATGCTTCTAGGCAAATAAATCAGCAAAAACCTAATATTCAAGTCCCAGATCCAGCTGTACAAAGACTTGCAGCTGATTGGATGGAGGATAATGCTTGGTATGATCCCCAAGGGCGTAATGAGGAATCTCAAATTGCCCAAGTAATTGATAAAAAATTAACAGAAGAAGGATTTGATCCTACAACTGAAGATTATTGGGAAGAATTAGATTATCGGTTAAAAAAATATTTACCCGAAAAAGTAAATAGTGTATATAATAAACCCAACAATGTCCAACAAAGGCCTAAATCTGTTATGACTAGCTCTGGAAGACAATCTATGGCAACAACAAAATCAAATGAATTCATTTTGAGTCCAGATCGTGTTGCTGCCATGAAAGAAGCTGGTGCATGGGATAATCCTGAAGCCCGTAAGCGAATGGTTCAAAAATTTGCTGAATGGGATCGTGCTAACAAAAATAACAGAGGTTAATTATGGACAATAGATTAAAGAAAAATTTAAACGCTGGCAGAACAGATAGAGGTAATGATTCAGTTCGTTCAGCTGCTGAAGATTCACTTGCATCCTCGCAGGAACGTCGTAGAATGTTCCGTACTGAGTGGACTCAAGAGTCTCTTCCAACACCGCCAGAAATTCCTGGCTTTCATCCATGCTGGTTATCAACAACAAATCAGTACGATCCAATTCACAAACGCATGCGTTTAGGTTATGTCCCAGTGAAAGCAGAGGAAGTTCCGGGCTTTGAAAACTATAGGGTCAAATCTGGTGAGCATGAAGGTTTCGTTGCAGTAAACGAGATGTTGCTCTTTAAACTTCCTAATGACATTTATCA